GGCCCTAAAGAACCAGTAGTAGTAATACCAGTTTCAATAATTATAAATCGATATCAAGGTGCTTCACCAGAAGAATCTATGAAACAGTTTGTACAGGATATGACAGCAAATGCTCAACCTCCTGCTACAGAGCCAATGCCAACACAAACGGCAATGGCAGAAGCTCCTCCTTCACCAGAAGGATTAGGAGCACCAACAATGGATAGGCCACCTATGACAGCTTAGTCATAGCCCCGATGCGACTCTAGGCCACCTGTTTTCCAACAGCCCCAAAAAAAGGAGAATAAAATGGAAGAAAATAAAAACGAGGAAATTAAACAAGAGGAGACTCAAGTAGAAGACACTCAAACACAGGCCCTTCTCGAGCCTAGCCCTTACAAACGTAAGGCAACAGACGACACAGCTACCGTTTCAGAGGACACTTCTTCAGAAGAAGAAGCCACTCCAGATGAAGAACGCCCTGTTAATGCTGAAGAGAAAGTGTTTAAGAAACGTTACGACGACCTTAAACGACATTACGATTCGACTGTCAACAAGCATAAAGAAGATGTCTCAAAACTTAAACGTCAGTTAGAAGAAAGTGCTGAACAAGTACTACCAAAAACTAAAGAAGAAATAGAAGCTTGGAGAAATAAATATCCAGATGTCTATGATGTTATAGAAACTATAGCACATAATAAGGCAGATGAAAAAGCTAAAAAAATCCAAACTGAGCTCAAAGAACTGGAAAGCCAACAAGCGGTTGTCCAAAGAGATAAGGCCGAAGTGGAATTAGCAAAACTTCATCCCGATTATAATGATATAAGAGGAGATGAAAAATTTCATCAATGGGTTAGTGAACAAGATTCTACTATTCAAGGTTGGTTGTATGAAAATACATCTAATGCAAAATTAGCCGCTCGAGCTATTGACTTGTATAAAGTTGATACTGGGTATAAAAAGAAAAAAGCTGATAATTCATTAGAAGCATCTAAATCAGTAACTTCCACTAGCAAACGTGACATTAATACTGCAAACAAAAAAACGTGGAAAGTTAGCGACATAGCTAAAATGAAACCGGCTGAGTTTGCAAAACATGAAAAAGATATTGACTTAGCTAGAGTTGAAGGAAGAATTGTTAATGCTTAATCTTTATGTCTATAGGAGGACAAAATTATGGCTATAGGAACAGCAAACGGGTATAACAACTTACCATCGGGTAATTGGTTACCTGCTATATACAGCCAAAAAGTCCAGAAGTTCTTTAGAACTGCATCAGTAGTAGAAGATATTACTAATACTGATTATGCAGGTGAGATTGAAGCTTACGGAGATACAGTTAACATTATTAAAGAGCCTACCATTACAGTTAGTTCTTATACCAGAGGTGCTCAAATAGCTCCTCAGAATTTGGCAGATGACCAAATTCAAATGGTTGTAGACCAAGCTAATGCGTTCGCTTTTAAAGTTGACGATATCGAAGAAAGACAAGCTCATGTGAACTGGGAGGCTTTGGCTACTTCTTCTGGAGCATACGCTCTAAAAGATTCATACGATGAAAATGTAATTGCGGCAATGTTTGCCGGTGCAGGAACTACTACTGGTAGTGATGGCTCTGGTTCGGATGTTGGATTTGGCTCTTCGGAAGTTGACCCAATGGATATCCTTGCTACTGCGGCAAAAAATTTACATGGAGCAGACATCCCAACTGATAATAGATGGTTTTTAGCATCTCCAGAGTTCTATGAACAACTTGGAAATGCATCATCTAAATTAATGGATGCTTCTGTTACTGGTGATGGTACATCACCTCTAAGAAATGGTTCAGTTATTAATGGTCTTGTAAATGGTTTTAAACTATACATGACTAATAACTTTGCCGCTTCTTCAACTTCTAACTATTACAAAGTGTTATTTGGACACATGTCTTCAACTGCTACTGCTAATGCTATTGCAAAAACAGAAGTAATTAGAGACCCAGATTCATTCTCTGATATTGTTAGAGGTCTTCACGTTTTTGGCAGAAAAGTACTTCGTTCGGAAGCACTTCAAGCTAGACATCTTTTAATTGATTAGGAGAATATAACATGGCTACATATGACGTAACAGGCCCTAGTACCGCAGGTGCTAGACCGGGTAGATTCAGTGCAGGTGTAAGAACTCCTTATCTTGTAGAAAATACAATTGACATCTCAGCAATTAATTCTGATGCAGGTGCGGCACAAAATGACGTACTACAAGTATTAGATATACCGGCTGAAACTTTAGTCCTACATGCAGGAATTGAAGTGCTAACTGCACTATCAAGTTCTGTAACTTTGGATTTAGGTATCACTGGTGGAGATGTTGATACTTTTGTTGATGGGGATACAAACGCTACTGGATACTCTGTATTAACAAATACAGCAAGACCAGTAATTGCAAGTGCTGATACACTAGATGTATTAGTATTAAGTGCGGCATCAAGTGCGGGTAAAATCCGTGTCTTTGCTTTACTATGTGATGTAAGCGGTGTTGACGAAACAGATAGAAACTCTGCAACTCAACATGATGGCTAATTAATATAATTTGGGGGCTTCGGCCCCCTTATTTAAATAAATATCTAAAAGGTTTATATGGCAACTATTGATTTAAGAAAAGCACAAAAAGGTGCTACTGGACAAAAAATTACTCACATGTATCCTAATCATAATATAAAACATGAGATGGAAGAAAGAGTAGAAAATTTAGAAATTAAATTAGATAAAATATTAAATTTATTAGAAGATAAAAAAGAAAAAATTAATGGTTAAGATAGTCATGGCTATAATAATAACATCCATGCCTAATTGGCCATCAGTTAGATACCAAGGATATATTTATCCAGACATGGAAACATGTACAGAATATAATAAAATTATGATTGAAGATTTTAAATCTTATGCACAAAGTCAAGGTGATAATGAAATTCATTTTGATTCATTTTGTTTTGAGGCACAGTCTTATCCAATAAAAGGATTTAATACAATAGAATTAGGAATATAATGGCAACATACTTAACAATAGCTAATAGAGTACTCAATGATTTAAATGAAGTAGAATTAACATCTGCAAATTTTAGTAATAGCAGAGGTATTCAAACATCTATTAAAAATTTTGTTAATCGTTCATTACATGATATATACAATGAATTAGAAGAGTTACCAAGTCTTCACAAAGAAACATTTTATAATACTAATGCAGGTCAAAGAGAGTACAATTTACCTACAACAGATTCTCCACAAACAGGAGATTTAGAATGGCGTAAAATAGATTGGGATACAGTTTATTTAAAACCAAAAGAATTAGTTACTAATGGTGAGTTTACTTCTAATATAAATAGTTGGACAACTATAGCAGGTGCAGGGAGTGCCGCTTATAATAGTGGAGGTAATGGTAGATTAAGATTAAATGATTATGCCGCTTATCAAGCTATTACAACTAGTAAAAATACAGAATATAGAATACAAGTAAAAGTATATGATTCTAATAGTGTAGGACAAGCACTAAAAGTACAAGTAGGTACTGCGGCAGAAGGTACACAAAATTTAAATACGACATTAACTGTAGAAAATTTTGGTGAAGGTGCAGTATTAGATACAACTTTTACAGCAACAGCTCAAACAAGTTATATTACAGTAAATAACACATCTACTGCAACTAACTTAGATGTAGATTATATTAGAATATCTAGAAATGTTAGTCCAAAAAGATTACGTTATATTTCTTATGATGATTACATTAGACAATATGCAGAAAAAGACAAAGCTAATTTAAGTACTTCTCAAGCAGAACCTAAATATATTTACAAAACACAAAGTGGTAAATTAGGTTTAAGTCCAGTACCAGATAGAAATGATTATTCTATAGTTATTGAATATTGGAAAGAGCATACAGAATTATCTGCTCATGGAGATATTCCAGATTTAGATGATAGATATGCGGATTTAATTGTTACAAAAGCTAGATACTATGCATACAATTTACGTTCTGACCCAGAGCATGCAATGATTGCAAATAAAGAATATGAAGATGGCTTAAAAAGATTACAAAAAGATTTAGTAGCAAAACAAGAATACATGCGTGATGAAAGAGTTAATCTTCGTCATTATGGTAGAGGAATAATGTAGTGCCAAATACGTCACAGTTAACACCTACAGTTGTCAGTTGTTTTGGAGGATTAGTTTTAAATAAAGATATTTTCTCAATGAGACCGGGAGAAGCTTTACAACTACAAAACTTTGAACCAGACATTGCAGGTGGGTACAAAAAAATGCTTGGTACGACAGCATATAATCCTAATATTGTACCTCAAGTATCTGCATCAAATGAAATTGTAGATATGGTAGCTATATTTAATGATGTAGTATTAGCGGCTAGAGGGGGTACTATTTCTCGAGCAGGTACAACTGGCTCATGGACTTCAATAGCTACAGGAAAAGGTACATCATTTAGATATGATTTTGAACGTTATAATTATAACGGAACAGAAAAAATAATGATAGCAACTGGCTCAGATAGTGCTTTTTCTATTGACACATCGTATAACGTTGATATAATAAATGCTACAGGTGGTGGAACTGCTCCAACAAACCCTAAGTTTGTAGCCTCATTTAAAAATCATATGTTTTATGCAGGTATGTCAAATGCCATATCTAGCGTAACATTTTCTGGCCCATTTACAGAAGATGATTTTGATACAGGGGCAGGAACAATAAAAGTAGATACAACGATTGTTGGACTTAAAGTTTTCCGTGAAGAATTATTTATATTTGGTGAAGATAGAATATTTAAGATAACAGGCTCATCAAGTTCTGATTTTGCTGTTACACCAGTTACTCGTAGAATTGGTTGTGTAGATGGTAAAAGTATACAAGAGCTTGGAGGTGACTTAATTTATTTAGCACCAGATGGACTTAGAACTATTGCCGGTACAGAAAGAATTGGTGACGTAGAATTAGGTACAGTATCTAAACAAATACAAGATAGAATTGCAGAAATAGGTACTGATAATATTACATCTACAGTTATTAGAGGTAAATCACAATATAGATTGTTTTATCCTACAACTGGACAAACAGAAGGAACAGCAAAAGGAATAATTGCAGTATTAAAAGCAAATCCAGAAACAGGAACATTAGGATTTGAATATTCTGATATAAAAGGATTAAAACCTTCTGCAACAGATTCTTTTTTTGTAAATAGTACAGAAACAATAATACATGGTGGATATGACGGATATGTGTACAAACAAGAATCGGGAGGTTCTTTTACAAGAGCAGGGTCTACATTTACTATTACAGGTTTTTACCGCTCACCAGATATGTCACTTGGTGACCCCGGTATAAGAAAAAATATGCAACGAGCTTTAGTTAACTATAAAGTTAATGAACAAATGGATACAACTAACCAAACATTTACATTACGATATAATTACGATGACACAAATACTCCTCAACCTTCCTCTTACTCATTTTCTTCTGCACAAGTTGCGGCATTTTATGGTAGCGGTCTTTACGGAACTTCTGCTTATGGCTCATCTGGATTTCCATTGGAGCGAGTATCTGTGGAAGGGTCTGGATTTGTTGTGGCATTTAAATTAGAAGATGAGAGTACAAAACAAGCTTTATCCTTACGGGGATTTGAATTAGAATATATTAACGGAGGAAGAAGATAATGGGAGCGACCTATACAAGACAAAGTACTATTACTGATGGTGCAGTCATTGAGGCATCACATTTTAATGATGAATTTGACCAGTTATTAGCCTTTGCGGCTTCTAGCACAGGACATACTCATGATGGTACAAGTGCTGAAGGTGGCCCAATTACTAAACTACTTGGTAACACATTAACATTTGGTGCAGGCACTGCAGGAACAGATATAGCAATTACATTTGATGGAGAATCAAATGATGGTGTTATGAAATGGATGGAAGATGAAGATTACTTTGAGTTTTCCGATGACCTTCTTGTAGCTAGTACAGAAAAATTACAGTTTAGAGATACAGCAATATATATTAATTCATCTGCTGATGGACAATTAGATTTAGTTGCTGACACAGAAATACAAATAGCGGCTACAACTATAGATATAAATGGTGCTGTTGCACTTAATGGTGCTATTACAGGTGCTACTAATATTACTTTATCTGGTGAATTAGATGCGGCTACTTTAGATATATCGGGTGATGCGGATATTGATGGTACACTTGAAGCAGACGCAATAACTATAAATGGAACTGGAATAGGTTCTATCTATCAAGTTTTAGCAGGTAGTTCAGATACAGTAATAACTGGAGCGTTAAACTCTGGTTCAATAACTTCTGGATTTGGAACTATTGATACTGGCTCCTCAGCAATTACAACAACAGGATTAATTAGTGGTGGCTCATTAGACATTGATAATGTTTTAATTAATGGAACAACAATAGGTCATACTGATGACACTGATTTAATGACATTAACAAGTGGTGTCTTAACAGTTGCAGGTGAAGTTGATGCAGTATCATTAGATATATCGGGTAACGCTGATATTGATGGCACATTAGAAACAGATGCGTTATCAATAGATGGAACAACAATTACTTCAACTGCGGCAGAAATAAATATTTTAGATGGTGATAATAGTGCTTCAACAGTAACTATTGCAGATGCTGATAGAATTATCTTAAATGATAATGGCACAATGAAACAGGTTGCTGTTAGTGCACTTAATACTTATACAAGTTCAAGTATAGCGGCTGATGATATTGGTACTGGTGATGCGGCAATAACTATTGCAACATCTTCTGGTAATATTACAGTAGATGCTCAAGCAAGTGATGCTGATATTATATTTAAAGGCACAGATGGTGGTGTAGATATAACTGCTTTGACTCTTGATATGAGTGCGGCAGGTGCGGCAACATTTAATAATAAAATTATTGCAACTGAATTAGATATATCTGGTAATGTTGATATTGATGGTACATTAGAGGCAGATGCAATTACTGTAAATGGTACAGCTTTAGCAGAAACTATTTCTGATACTGTTGGAGCTATGGTAGGTTCTAATACAGAAACAGGTATTTCTGTAACATATGAAGATAGTGATAACACTTTAGATTTTGTATTAGGTTCTTCTCAAACAACTATCTCATCTTTAACAAATGCAAGTTTAGTTATTGGTAGAGATGCTGATAACGATATAGATTTTGCTACTGATAATAATATTATATTTAGAGCGGCAGGTGCAGACCAAATAAAACTTCAAGATGGTGCGTTAGTTCCAGTAACAGATAATGACATTGACCTTGGTACTAGTTCTTTAGAATTTAAAGATGCATTTTTTGATGGTACTGTAACAGCAGATGCTTTTGCAGGGCCTTTAACTGGTGATGTAACTGGTAATGTATCTGGAACTGCGGCTACAGTAACTACTGCGGCTCAATCTAATATTACTTCTTTAGGAACACTGACTACACTTACTGTTGATAATGTAATTGTTAATGGAACAACAATAGGTCATACTGACGATACAGATTTAATTACTTTAGCAGATGGTATTGCAACTGTTGCAGGAGAAATATCTGTAACTACCTTAGACATAGGTGGTACAAATGTAGCGGCAACTGCCGCAGAATTAAATATTATGGATGGTAATACATCTGCAACATCTACTACTTTAGCAGACGCAGATAGATTAGTAACAAACGATAATGGAACGATGGTGCAGGTAGCACTATCTGATGTAAAAACGTATTTATCAAGTGCAGGATTTTCTACCGAAGACCCAACTGCCCTTGCAATTGCATTAGGATAATAGGAGGATAAATGGCTAATACTTTTAAAGTAGTAACTAAGGCAGGTGTAACCAGTGCTGATGTTATCTATACAGTAGCAAGTTCTACAACAACTGTAGTTCTTGGTGTTATGGTAGGTAATACAACAACTGGCCAAATCACTGCTACAGTTAGTTTAGGTTCAGATACCTCTAACAGAGCAGGAGCAAATAACGAAGCAAACCAAACAGTTGAACTCGTTACTAATGCACCGGTTCCTGTTGGCGGAACACTTGAACTACTAAGCGGAAATAAAGTAGTAATGGAGACAACAGATACACTGTCACTGACAGCATCTGGTGCGGCTGATATTGCTTTGTCAATCATGGAGATAACGTAAAATGGCTTTTATAGGTACACCTTTAGATACCAGAAATACTTTTCAATCTCTTCAAGGTAAGAGGTTTAATGGTGATGGAAGTACAACTGCATTTACTTTAGATGTAGCACCTTCCTCAACTTTAGATATTGAAGTATTTGTTGGAAACGTAAGACAAGACCCCAACTCAGCATACACTTTATCTGGTACAACATTAACGTTTACTGGTGCACCTCCTAGCGGCACAAACAATATTTATGTTGTTCATCAAGCAAAGAGTGTAGGTACAATAGGAATACCAGATGATACTATTTCTGCTAGAACTTTAGTTACCTTAGATAATTCTGCTGACCATGTATTAATAGAAGATGCTACTGATGGGGAATTAAAAAAAGCATTAATACCTAGTGCTAGCACAGTTGCAGATACTTTTACAATAAATGGCTCAACACCTACATTAACAATAGGTGATGCAGGAGCAGAAGATACTAAAATAGTATTTGATGGTAACGCTTTAGATTTTCATATTGGATTAGACGACAGTGCAGACACACTTAACATAGGTAAAGGTTCTGCATTAGGAACAACTACAGCGATGACTTTTGATACAAATGGTATCATAAAAACACCACTACAACCAATGTTTCAAGCCTACGCAAGTTCTAATCAATCTATTAGTAATTATTCAGATAACGATGTAACTTTTGGTGGAGAAGATTTTGATGTGGGTTCAAATTTTGCTTCTAACACTTTCACTGCTCCCGTAGCAGGGAAATATGCTTTTTTTGTAAAATTAACAGTTAATAATCTTGGTAGTTGGGTAAAAGTAAAATTAATTCCCTCAGGAAAACAGTATCAATATCAAGAAAGAAACCCTGCGGCAACAAATCATGGAGTTACTTTTAGTGTAATAGTAGACATGGCCGCAAATGATACGGCTAAAGTAACAATTGTTGCTGATGACAATAGCTATTTAATAGAAGGTGACAGTGGTAGCACTTATCATCAATCAACATTTAGTGGCTACTTAATAGGATAAGGAGGTAAATATGGCAAAGACAATTACAATTAATGTATCCGATGTAGATGAAAAAATACTTTATGACATTTTAAGAAAAAATGAGAGTGGTGTAGAAGGTATTCAAGATTGGACAAATAAAGCTGTTACAGGAAGAATTAATCATGCTTGGAAAGAATTTCAAAAACATTGGATTGATGTTCTTATGAATGACAGTTCTTTTACTGATGCAATTCCATCTAATAAAACAGATTTTGTAAATTTAGTAACTGCTCGTTCTGATTATAAAGACCGAGATGCGAGAGAAAGTTAAGGGGTAACACATGAGTAAAACAACAATACCAAGAGGTGGAATTACAGCAGATGCTATTGATGCAACACTCATAGCAGATGATGCAATTTCTGATGAACATTTAGATATAACAGCTATAACTGGTCAAACAGCTTTAGCGGCCGCTCCTGCTGATACTGATGAATTTCTTATCAACGATGGCGGCACTTTAAAACGATTAGATGCTAGTTATGTAGGTGGAAATAATTTACCACATTTTTATGTAAGTATTCCTTCTGGACAATCATTATCAACAGGAGCAACAACACTAATAAATTTTTCAGAAGAACTTGTAGATAGCGGTGGAGTTTATAATACTAGTTCAAAACAATTTTTACCAACAACAGCGGGTTATTACTATATATTTGCACAGGCAAGTATGGACACAGAAACAGACTTTAATCAATTTAGAATTGCTATTAGAAAAAATGGTAGTGTAATTGCATTAGGTGCCCACGATAACGATAGCAGAAATTCAGTAAGTACTTCTTTCTTAGTTCAATTAAATGGTAGTTCAGATTATATTGATGCTACAGCTATGCAAAATTCTGGTGGGGCCGCTTCTTTAGGTTCTGGCGATATGGAAACATTTATGTTTGGATATAGAATAATAACATGAGTAATATTGATAAAAAAATTATAGCCTATTTAGGCAGAACACCAGACTTTTTAAAAGAAATAAAACTTCAAGATGATGGTGACGGAGTTGTTTACATTAAAGAGTGGAACGCAACAGATAAAGTAAAACCAACTGATGAACAATTAAACGCTTTATCTTCTCAAGCAACAGTTTTAGAAAACAATGCTAAAACAGATGCTAAAAGAAGAAAAGAATATTTAAGTTGGCAAGAGCAATTTGAAATGATTTATAAAGACCAAAAGAATGGCACAACAACTTACAAAGACCACTGTGATAAAGTTCGTAGTGACAATCCAAAGGAGTA